ACAATTAAAGCTCTGGAACAAGGGTGGCGGTGTAGTTCTGTCAGGCTTAAAAAAGCGCAGAGATGCAGAATGTCTGCTTATGTAACACAAGTTGCCTTGAACTACCTTTCAAGAGTATAATTTTTCTCAGGCGCATGCTGTATCAGCGGCTAATACTATTGGAGTATTTATGAGCTATACCATGACCTACGACAGTCTGCTCGTAGATGTGCGCCGTTATCTTGAGCGTGGTTTCACCCAAGAAAGCGACCAGATCGTCTACGACCAACTGCCTCGGTTGATCACATTGGGCGAACGCAGAATTGCGCGAGAGCTTAAAATTATGGGGTTCATCCGAGCGGTGAGTACCCCTCTATCCGTTGGCGTGGCTGTCTATTTAAAGCCTGATAGGTGGCGAGACACCATCAGCATGACGGTTGCTGGATCGCCTATTTTTGCTCGAGCATATGAGTATTGCCGCAGTTACTGGCCTAACGAAGCCCAGACCGCCGCACCTCAGTTTTATGCTGACTATGATTATCAAAACTGGCTGATAACGCCAACACCTTCGACGGTACAGACTCTTGAGGTTCTGTATTACGAACAACCAGCCCTTCTGGGTGATGACCTACAAACCAACTGGCTTACTGAATACGCACCTGATGTGTTGCTGTATGCAACCTTGCTTGAGGCGACTCCGTTCTTAAAAAAGGACGAGCGCATTCAAACTTGGCAAGCCATGTATGACCGTGCGGCGCAAGCGCTCAATGGCGAAGACTTGAAGCGCATCATGGATCGCACAGCAACTAGGAGTGAAGCGTAATGCCTATCTATACAGATGTCTTTGGTGGAGCAAACATCTACCCAAGCGAAATAAGCTACAGCGCCATAACGCTGACAACAACGGATGTGACGCTGAGTTGGCCCGAGGAAACCTCAACCAACACTAACTTAGCAACCCGCATTATTGATGTGACAGCCTCCAATGCTGGTAGGTCAATCTTCTTGCCTGATGCTCAAAAGAGTGGCGTTGGCAACACTATTCTGTTTAACAACCAAGGCGCTCAAACTTTTATAGTTAAAAACGCTGGCGGTACGCAAGTTGCGTCGATTGCCGCTGGAACGGTGTATCAGATTTATTTGACAGACAACACCACCACAAATGGCTTGTGGGAGTCATTGCAGTTTGGCGCTACGGTATCCGAGGCTAACGCTTCTGCACTAGCTGGCACTGGCATTGTGGCTGTAGGCACATTGCTGTCTCAGTCTGTTCCTATTACACAGTTCAACACAAACTACATTGCAGGCGACTCAGACCGCGCCAAGATGTATTTGTGGACTGGTTCAGGATCAGGAACTTTGACACTGCCTAGCGCCGCTACAGTGGGCAACAACTGGTTCATGTACTTGCGCAACTCAGGTGGTGGTCAAGTTACCCTTACGCCTTCTGGCGTTAACACAATCGATGGATTGGCGACAAAAGCCTATCAGCCTACTGAGTCGTCTGTGATCATCAGTGATGGCACAAACTTCTACACGCTTGGGTTTGGTCAGGCTTCTGTGTTTGTGTTTGACTACACAGTAATTGCAATTGCTGGCACTGGTACATACACACTGACTGGCTCAGAACTCAACCGTATTGTGTACAAGTTTACAGGTTTGCTGACTGGAAACCGCACTGTGGTTGTGCCTGCACCTGTCCAGCAATATTGGATTGACAACTCAACACCTGGTGCTTACACACTGACTGTTAAAACTTCCGCTGGAACTGGTTTAACAGTTGCGCAAGGCTCACGAGGAATTTATTACTGCGATGGCAGTGATGTGGTTGATGCTGATACAACAACAGCAAGTTTTCCAATTACTGTTGCGCAAGGCGGCACAGGAGCTACTACAGCAGGTGGTGCACTGATTAACCTTGGCGGTACTGCGGTTGGTATTCCAATTTTTGAGGCGGCTAACCAACAAGCGGCTTGGACTGCTTTGGGTGTTGCCCCTGCGGGTGTTGTTAATGGTGGGACTTACTGATGCCAGAATCCACGATAGTCCTAAAGTCTCTTGCTGGTATCAAGCGAGATGGTACTAGGTACGATGGTGACTTTTACATTGACGGACAGTGGGTCAGGTTTCAGCGTGGGTTGCCTAGAAAGATTTTTGGCTATCGCTCGATCAACAAATACCTGACTGAAATCTCACGAGGATTTAACAGTTTCACGCAACAACAATTACAGTATTGCCACTCAGCAGGTGCGTCAACTGTAGAGCGTTTTACGATTGACGCAACTACAAACAGTTCAGTTATTAGTAACCGAACCCCTATAGCTGTCAGTGCAACTGGAACAGTTACTTTGACTGGTGGTGCGGCTGGCTCAGTTGACAGCATCACAGTCAATGGCGTGACTATCACATCAGGTTCAGTTTCATTCACGACTGATTTGGCTACAACGGCTACGGCTGTTGCGGCAAACATTACCGCTTTCACATCTACGCCAAACTATACTGCTGTTGCTGTTGGCGCGGTTATCACCATCACAGCCTCAACTGCTGGTCAAGCTACTAATGGATTTGTGGTGGTGGCTAACACGACAACGATAACAACCACAGTTACTAACATGGCTGGTGGTTTGAATGCTTTGGTTAGTTCTGCTTACAACCAGTGGATGTTCCAGACATCCTATGACGCATCAACCACATATAACTCAATCATTGCGCATGTGGCTCCTAATTTGCAGTGCGTGTGTAACGACACTGGTGGTCAGATTTTCTATGGCGATGTGCTTGGTACTTCCCGCTTATTAGAGATTCCACTACCCGCAGGTGCTAATGCTACTGGTGGGATTGTGATGCTGTTCCCCTACCTGTTCTACTACGGTACAGCAGGCATTATTGGTTGGTCTGTTGCTGGCGACTTTACTGATCTAAGTGGCTCAGGCTCAGGCATAGCTCGTGTATGGGGTCAAAAGATTGTCAAGGGCATGCCATTGCGTGCAGGCTCAGGATCAGCGCCAGCAGGCTTGTTTTGGGCTTATGACGCTGTGATCCGTGCAACCTTCACAGGTGGTGCTACTGTATTCCAGTTTGACACGATTGCCACAGATACCTCCATCATGTCGCCTGATTGCGTGGTGGACTACGATGGCGTGTTCTTCTGGTGTGGTGTTGACCGATTCTTGATGTTCAATGGTGTGGTGCGTGAAGTGCCTAACGCTATGAACTTGAACTACTTCTTTGACAATGTAAACCCAGACCATCGCGCTAAAGTGTTTGCATTTAAAGTGCCTCATTTTGGTGAAATTTGGTGGTGTTATCCAAGAGGTGACGCAACCGAATGTACACACGCCATTATTTACAATGTGCGTGAGAACTCTTGGTATGACACAGAACTGCCTGCGTCTGGACGCGCTTCTGGTGGCTACAACAATGGTTTTGCCGCACCTTTGCTGACAGATTGTGTTCCAACAACCAGTGGTTATCGTGTGTGGATTCACGAGCAAGGTGTTGACGCAATTGAAGGTCAATCAACATTGCCAATTCAATCTTACTTTGAGACAGCAGACTTATCCTCATTGCCACAGGGCAAGAACGAATATCTGCGGATCACAGAGATTGAGCCTGACTTTATCCAGAGTGGCCCCATGACCGTGCAAGTCACAGGACGCGCTAACGCTAGAGCACCTGAAGTCTATAGCAGTGTGTTCTCGTTCCCTGAGACAGCGTCCGAGCCATACCAACAGATTGTGATGCTTAAAGAACAGCGCCGCGAGTTGCGTGTGCGCTTTGAGTCTAATGCTGTAGGTGGCAACTATCAGATGGGTCAGATCATTGGACACATTGATTCTGGCGACAGGACGGTGCTTGGATGACCACCATCACACGCCCATCTTATATGTCGCTCCATGACTGGGCTGACCAGATTGCGCTCGATCTGGACAGCTATGGGGCGCTTAGTCGCCTTGATGGGGATGACTGGCAGAACTGGGCTATGCAGTTTTTAAACAATACATCGCTAGGCAGAAACTTTCCTTTGCCTTACGATTTTGATGATTGGCGTGACTGGGCTGAGCGGTTTGCTCAATCGCTGTCTTAATTGGAGTGACAAATGGATAAGCAACAGATTCTTGAAATTGCAAAGAACGACCCACGGTTTTCTAAAGCGATCCTGACCCTTGAGAACCAGATTGGCGACATGCCCATCACAACAGAGGGCTTGGACGAATTAGTCAAGTTGCTTGAGTTTGCTCTGAACAACCCTGACAAGTACCCTGAGATCGTTGCGTCCGCAGTTAAGGATGACATGGTTGAAGAGGGTGACCTGCCTGAGCAGTTTGACCCTGTAATTATTATCTCCCTGCTAGTGCTTTTGTATGGCATGCAGGAGCGCACAAAGCAAAAGGGCTACGCTAGGGGTGGTCTGGCGGCGATGGGTAGGCATGGCGACACGATGCTGGCG